GCTCGATATCACCATTGTAGAGGAGGTCATCATGACCAAATCTACGTAAGTGATACATACCTTCTAAACCCCAACGATCGTTGGGCACTTTAGAAGGCGGCTTACAACTTAATGACATTCTCGTTCGATACTGGAGAATATCAAAAGCTGTAGGACGACCCTCACAGATAACCTGCCAATTAGTATAATAGGACCTCTGTATTAGAGGATCCCATTTAACCGATCGGTAGGCGTCGCCAACCGGGATGATTCCTGTTTCATCCCAGCTAACGACATCCTGGAAAGGTCGAGTGGTCTTCCCAAGCTTAACAGGCACATCCTCGTACAGCTTAAGGAGTGTCCGTCGAGCTAGGAAATAACCACCCAATTTGAGCGTGTTGGCCAAGTCGGTTATTAACCCGACTTGAGATGGTGACACCGTCTTTCCATAGGAAAGGTGGGCCCTAGGGTGCCGGATCGTTCGGATCTCGGCACCGTATAGGTATTCTACGCCGCAGGACTCGAAATAGGGACCGGTCTCGAAAGACTTGTCCTCATTCACGAGAAAACCTACAGACATAAGAATATCTACAACGAGATGATAAATCTCCTGGGGACAGATGATGTCGTCACCATAGACGGAGCAAGCAGAATGCTTGCCCCTACTGGGCTGACCGTAGTGGATCCTATGTGCAACCTCAAGAATGCAGGCAAACACCATGCATTCAATCGGAAAGCACAATGCGGAACCCATCGGTGCAAACTTGGCAAGGGAAATTTCTTTCCCAGCCAGGAGTGCCCGATCAGAGCGAGTCGCATATAGATACCCGTATAAAGGGGTGCCCTTTGCGAGAGCTCTGATTAGGTTCCAGGAGACACTATCAGAAGCGGCACTCAAATCAATCGTGCTAAAACCCTCGACATAAGCCCGTGCACAAAGATCGCGATTGATATCCTGGTTTTGGATATCAAAGTGATCACGTGCAGGACACTGTCGGAGGTAATGGCGTAATTGATTGAAGACACCTTGCTGCAAGAACTGTAGCCAGGCAGGTTCCATACAAATCGTACGGTCCTTGCCAGCCTGCTTCGGGACGAAGACCACTTTCGCGGTCCGAGTACCTGAAGAACAGGTTATTGGATACAGCATCTGTAGCGAGGGCGTCTTCATGAGCGTCGCCGCACGCCGATCAAATTGCATATGACGCCATTTGGCAGCGCATATGCGACCTGAATCAGCAGTGCTTCCTGATCCATGCTTAGGCGTGAATGGCTCAGTCAAACGGAAGTTTCCGTAAAACTCTTGCCACACATCACGCAGAAGCGGTACATAATGATTATCGACTGAGAGAGATCTCAGCCGATCTTCATTCTTCCTGTATTCAATAACCGATTCCTTTTCAGGTCGGATGAATATAGGAACCCGCTTCAACCATGCCAGGAAGGTCATGACACGGTTGAAATCAGGAGACGGATGTACCACAGGTTGCTGGTACGTTGCCTGAAGGCAACGTATCAAGCTCCTGGACCATCGAGTTTGCCCTTTAGATAGGGTCTGTAAGAGACGGCCAGATGCAAGCATCTGACGAACGTCCTTACAGGACTCGACGAATTCCAAGAAACTCGAGCACTCGGAAACATTGTTGAATAACTGTTTCCAGTGCCCTACCACCTGAGATGAGCATGGACGATCCTGCAGCAGTAAGGTGACACCTAACCAAAAGGAGAAAGTGAATGAACGCTCGTCCCAATGGGATAGAGAGTTCAACTTCACATTCGATTTTGTCGGTGTCATCTGACTGACTCGTGAGAGATGATCCCTCACAAGGTTTGGGAACTGGGTTCCCTGTGTTGGCA